GGTGTGCCCAATGCGTTCGATTTCAAGGGCAGTATCATCTTTATCACTAATGTGGACTTCGAAGGTCGTCGTAGCAAGAAAATTCAGGCTCACCTGGATGCTCTGCAATCGCGTTCACACTTCATCGATCTGACCATCGATACTGCCCGTGACGCCATGCTGCGCGTGCGTCAGGTTCACCGTGATGCTGATCCTGGTCTGTTTGTTGACTATGGGTTCAACAAGGCAACCGAGGAAAGCATCCTCGACTTCATGTGGGACAACAAGGATAAAATGCGCGAGATTTCTATGCGTATGGCACTGAAGATTGCGGATCTGGCTAAGATCGATGCTACAGGTTGGCGTGATCTTGCCGCAGCAACTTGTATGAAACGGTAATAGTTTCATACTCAGGAAAAGGGGCAATAGCCCCTTTTCCTGTTACCTAAATACTTGCTAAGTGTCATTGATTAGTATATAATCTGCTTATGGCAGAAAAATTTACATCGATTAAGCATGTAGTCTACTTTATGGTTGGTGGGCAGATAAGATTGAGCAGGCAAGACTCTAAATTTCTTGCCAACATCCAACACCTTCTGCAATCCAAAGATAATATAACCACCAATCAGGTAGGTTTATTCAATCACCTATTACGGAAATATGATAGACAATTTTCAAAAATGGGATTTGATGTAAATAGTCTTATGCAACTTCCCTGGGGTTCTACTATAGTTGAAAGTAGTCCGCAATATACTGATGCTAATTTGTCTTTGATTGATGGGGAAATAATTTTTCGTTGCCCCTACAATACAAAATTTATAAAAGAATTCCGTGAATTGCCCAATAGCGAAGCTTTCATTTGGAACAAAGCTAAAAAGCAGTATCAAGTAAAATTCAATACTACATATTTAAAATTAATTATTGTATTAGCATACAAACACTTTACTACAATAAATTGCTGCCCTATCGTCATGAGAATGTTGGATGAATTGGTACATTATGATAACATAAAATATTGGAATCCTACCCTGACAAAAGTGGGAGACCATTATATCATTGCAGGATCTAACCAAAGTATCGGCAATGTGATATCTAATATAGAATTATCTGATGATCCTTTTATATTAAACTTCTTAAGTAAACATGCAATAAATATTGATGAAGCTATAACAAAAACACCTATACAATTTTTTGCTGCTACATTTAATCCTGTTGTTGATTTTGATGATAGCGAATCATTAGTAAATTGGCTAGTAGAAATAAAATGTGATGCAGTATATTTGGAATATAAACATAAAGACAATAATAATTGGGCAACACTAAAGCAACTAATTGCCAAAGCTAAACTACCTATATATGAAACTTCAGCCTGGCGCAAAACTCCTAGCCCCAAAGAAAAGGATTTAAAAAATCCAATGTTAATTAAAGGTCTGGCAGATACTCTTTATGCAGAAATACAATGCATGGCCAAAATAATTACAATGGTAAATAATAAAGCTGTAACCGTAAAATGAAAACTTGTAAAATTATAGTTAAAGATGAAGTAAATTGTAAAATAGAAGGACTAGACCTATCTGAGCGTAGAGCATTACTAAAGATGTTTGAGTATGAGATACCTGGAGCTAGATACTTGCCTAGTGTTAGATTGGGTAGGTGGAACGGTAAGATCAGTTATTTTTCATTGGCAGGTTCTACTTATATAAACTTGCTTAGTGAAATTATACCTGTATTAGATAGGGCAGGATACGATGTTGACTTGGAAGACCTCAGAACTTATACTACTACCTTTAGTTTCAATGAAGTGTCAGAAAATACATTTCAGCATAAGGTATGGCCCAAAGGGCATCCCAAGGTAGGTGAACCTATAGTATTGCGTGATTATCAAGTTAATATCATCAATAACTTTCTTGCCAATCCACAATCATTACAAGAGGTTGCAACTGGTGCAGGTAAGACTATTATGACTGCTGTACTGAGTTATAGTATAGAACAATATGGCCGTAGCATTGTGATCGTGCCCAACAAATCATTAGTAGTACAAACAGAAACAGATTATAAAAATGTTGGTCTTGATGTAGGTGTGTATTTTGGAGACAGAAAAGAAATAGGTAAAACACATACTATCTGTACTTGGCAAAGTTTGAACAACATGCTAAAGAAAACAAAGTCACATGAGGCGGAAATACCTATAGGTGAATTTTTAGAAGATGTAGTATGTGTTATAGTAGATGAAGTTCATCAGGCAAAGGCAGACGCATTAAAAACATTACTAACAGGTGTAATGAGTCATATACCTATTCGTTGGGGCTTAACGGGAACTATACCTAAAGCTAAATTTGAAAATCAAGCCTTATTTGTATCACTGGGTCCTGTAATCAATAAGCTTACTGCCAGCGAACTACAAGATCAAGGTGTATTGGCGCAATGTCATGTAAATATTGTTCAGTTACAAGATGGCGTAGAATTCAGTAATTATCAATCTGAGCTTAAACATCTGTTAGAAGATAAGAAAAGATTGGATACTATATGTAACCTAATTGATAAAATAAAAGAAACTGGAAATACATTAATATTGGTTGATCGTGTGGCGGCGGGCAACGAGATTGTAAGTAGGTTACCTGGATCTGTATTTGTTTCAGGTGAAACTAAATTGACCGAACGCAAAGAAGAGTATGACGAAATTGCAACAAGCACCAATAAGATAATAGTTGCTACTTATGGTGTAGCTGCGGTTGGTATCAACATACCCAGAATCTTCAATTTGGTTCTTATCGAACCTGGTAAAAGCTTTGTAAGAGTAATTCAAAGTATTGGTCGAGGTATTCGTAAAGCAGAAGACAAGGACAATGTTCAAATTTGGGACATAACCAGTAACTGTAAGTTCGCTAAAAGGCATCTTACACAAAGAAAAGGTTTTTATGCTGAAGCAAACTATCCATTTGAGATTGAAAAATTAAAATATAAATGATATAATAACAACTATGCGAATACTTAACTTAGAAACAAACAGTGCTTATAACTTAGAAACTCTACCTGAAGAGATAGACGACTTGCGGTTTGCTATATTAGATAATAGCAATCCAAATAATGTAGATTATCATTACATTCCCCTGATATTTTTGGAATCATTCAATGCTCCTGCATTGGTTCTTAATATTGGTGGTTCAGTTATAAAGATGCCTGTAGATTGGCAAATATTGATTGGTGAAAAAGATTTGGGTGATTTAGAAACATTGCCCTTGACTTCAATCAATGATAGGGGATTTAATGCGTTTCAATTTAACCCATTAAAATCTTTTCATCCCAGTTTTCTACCCATTGAAATCATTGACATCTATCATGATGTTACATGGTACGCCCCTAGATTAAAGAATGGACAATTTTTATGTGTACCAATTGATGATGGTGAAAATCCTAGATGTGTGTACTTTGTAAAAGAAATCAGTAGAAATTGCGAGATTGTAGATTATTCAATGGCTTTCTGACATGGCTAAAGAAAAAGCATCACAAGACGAAAAATTTGAGAACCAAGACTTTGACCTTTTCGAAGCATTAGCTGCTATTGACAAAAAGGATTATCATTGGTTCGATAATTTGAGTGAAGAACAACAGAAAAAGTTCGTGCCCTATATGATGCTACATTGGGTAAGTGCTGTTAAAGGCAAAGCTGAATTACAACAATACTATCTACAAAGTGTGGACTATCATGCTAATAAGTATTACTTCAATGAAAGCATACAAAAACATCCTCAGCTACAATGGCTAATGCTATGTGCTGCTAGTCCAGGAATGGGTAAACAATTTCATCAATGGATACCTCATCTAAAAGATAAAATGGTTAAGCTGAAAGAGCCTGCCAAAGTTAAAGAGGTAAAGGATTATTTCACTAAAATTTATCCCAAAACTGATTCAAAAACTTTGGATGAATTCAGCCAAACTTTTGTTGACACACAAAAGAAAAAGATGTATATTGCTGAAGTATATCCTAACTTAAAATACCAAGACATTGAAGTTCTTGCTGAATTGGTAACTGATAAAGAAATCAAACAATATGAACAAGACAGAGGAAACTCCTAAAACAAAATTTGGCTGTGAATTTTGTGGGCGCAGTTTCGTTAGAGAAACTACGGTGTTTAAACATATATGTGAGTACAAACATCGTTGGCAAGAAAAAGATAAACCTGGTAATAGAATAGCATATCAACTATTTCTTCAGTTCATGAAGAAAAATACTGCCTCTAAAAAAATTAAGCCATATGAAGAATTTATTAAGTCACCCTATTATACGGCTTTTATTAAATTTGGAATCTATTGTATAGATGTCAATTGTGTAAACCCCAGCAGATTTATTGATTGGCTAATTAAAAACAAAATCAAAATAGATGATTGGTGCAGTGATCAAGTATACACTAAATTCTTGTGCGAGTATCTAAGAGTTGAAGATCCACTAGATGCTATAGCAAGATCAATTGAAACCACAATTGAATTAGCTAATGAAGCCAATATTAAAAATCATGATATTTTTAAATACGCCAACAGCAATAAGATTTGTTATGCTATCACTACAGGAAAAATAAGTCCTTGGATTTTGTATCATAGCAATAGTGGTTTATTATTTCTAAATAATTTGAGTACAGACCAACAAAATCTTATAATGGACTATATCAACCCTGAATTATGGGCTATAAAATTCAAACGAGATTCGGGAAAAATATCTGAAGTAAAGGATATATTGCATCAAGCAGGATATTAAATGCTTGATTCAAACTATAAAATTTGTGTGCTTAGGACCAAAGTTTGGTTGCGGCCAATTTATCCTGGACGATACTTACCTAAAGAATTTCTTGATGAAGTTGATGATTATGTGAGAGTGGCAAATATAGGTGTTCGTACTGCTGATGATAGATGGAAACTTACTTCTAAAAAAGCACTTACTATGTTTTTAATGAGATGGCAATGATAGTACGAGTAAGTAAACATGAATATAAGGTTGCAGTAAAAATAAATAAACCTTATGATGAAGAGGATGATGATTTAAGAGAAATTGTTAAATGGTGTCATGAGACATTTGGTAGGGGTGGTAGAAATAAAAAATGCATATGGCGCTATGGTTGGGTTAGAAATTACAATAATACTAATAATACATTTTATTTTAAATTTGAAAAAGACGCCCTATTTTTTTGTATGCGATGGTTATGAAAAAACTTGAATGGACAGAGAATGATAAAGATTGGATCGATGTAAAGCCAGGATGGTATGAACATAAAATGAACTTAAATGCATTCCTCTCACATTCAGATTTTGTAAATTGGTATTCTGATAAATTAGATTGGCTTTATAAAAACATAGAAAATTGTGAAAGGCATTGTAGATGGATGTTTGACGATGGAAAATTCTGTATTAAATTTAGGTATGAGCGTGACTATCTATTATGTGTATTGAGGTGGTAACATGCCCTACGATATAAGAGCAAGAGGGAAAAGAAAAGATATAATCGATTGGCTTGATAGCAATATAGGTAAGTTTGGTCACGATAAAAGTTATTGGTCGGCCAAAGGTATGGGTTGGGAGTTACTACCATTAGGTGGAGATTTTAGTATTTTTACAGAGCCAGGAATTTTTATCATTAGAATTTGGGATAAAGACAAAGCATTTTTAACAAGACTTAGATGGGAATAACGATAATGAACGATACCCAAAAAAATATAAAAAAATTGCAAGACTTTGTCCAAGAAGTTTTAGAAAGTGATGATGCTAACTTTAAAGAATTTTCAGAGGAGCGTGATCGTAGAAATAGTTTTTGGACTACCCTAAAACTATTGAGAACAGAATATCAAGTAACTCACTATGAATTTGATGCTTATGATTTTGAAAAATGGGTAGAAGAACATTATGGTATCAAATTAAATTTTGTAGACGGTAATATAGGCGGCGACTATCAAGTTGTAGATGAGAAAAAGTATTTGGTATATGTTTTGAAATTCAAATAAGTTTACAGTTTGGGCATATATTCACCATATACTATATACGCAAGTATAAAATATGATAAACTGTCAACAGAAATTGATAATAACCAAAAAAATATAGTTAGGAAGTATTACAAATATGACAATTAAAATGGATTCAGAACTTTTTATATTTGAGGATGAAGAAATATGCAAAACCAAAGTTTGTAATAAATGCAATAATGAATTACCTATAACAAAGTTTAGCAAAGAATGTGGTAATAAAATTAGGTCTCACTGTAGAGAGTGTGATAGAAAAGTAGCAAAGGTTAGAGCGCACCTTAGAAAAATTACCCCGCCCCCTTCTGTTGATTATGTGTGTCCAATATGTAAAAGAACCGAATCAGAGATTAAATTAAAAATGCAATATATAACTAGAAATATTCCTGTATGGTCTTGTGATCATGATCATACAACTGACCAGTTTAGAGCATGGTTATGCAATAAATGTAATCTAGGACTTGGGAACTTTAATGATGATGTGGTACTTTTGCAGAATTGCATTGATTATTTAAATAGTAAATTATCATTATAAAGACTTTTTATAAAAAGCTATAGTTTGCTCAGAGTTAAAGAAATGAAACTAATTATTAAGAAGACAGATAAAAGGCATACTGGTCATCCTGACTTTAAATTTTTTGTTATACCAATAGAACATAGTCCATACCGTAATAGGGATTGCCAAACTAAGTTTTTTGAAATTAGAGAATGGGCTTGGGCAACTTGGGGAGCGAGTAAAGAAGCTGATGAGTGGACCGCTGACAAGTTTTGGACTAATCCACCTATTATACGAAAATGTCAAAATGAACATTGGTGTTGGATTAATGACAATAAAAATTATAGAATTTATTTAGCAGGTGACGCTGAGTTGGTACTATTTAAATTGAGGTGGGAATAATGAGAGAATACTCTTGGGATATTGATCCTAATGATGCATCGATGGTGGTCATCTATAATTATGGTAAAAAAATAATGAGCCTTTATCTGGGTGAAGCTATACAAGGAATGGGTAGAAAATTAACCATGGATATTGTCAGAGATTTGGATAATTGTACTTACATCAAATCTTGGCAACAAGAAAAATACGAGGAAGTCATTGACATTTTGAAAAAATGAGAGTAATATATAAGAAAGTCTGGAATGAAAATCGTTGGGATAATTGTGCTTTCTATGAGTTAAATAAAACTCCAGCTTGCTTGGAGTGGTTACGAGAACATTATGGGTACCCCGAATATTCAGTAACTTGGTGGAAAACTTTTAATTCAATTTGGGTAAAAGATAAAATTTACACGCATTTAAAACTATGCGAATAAGGTATATAATATGAAAATATTTTTGGATATGGATGATGTAGTAGCTGATTGGAAAGCATTAGGACAGCAGTTGGTAGGTAGAACATGGGAGTCAGGTCTGACCCATTTACCTGATCATGACTGGGTTAAAATTAAATCATACGACAGGTTTTATAGGGACGTTACTCTTAAAGAGGGCGCGCATGAGTTAGTAGATTTTTGTACTAAATTTGCTAACAAAAATAAAGTAGAGTTAGCCTTTCTAACAGCATTACCCCACGATAATGACATGCCCTATGCTGCATATGATAAGGTAATGTGGGCAGATAAGTATTTCCCTCATCTTGTAGTGTTCTTTGGGCCCTATAGTGGAGACAAATGGAAACATTGTACTCCTGGTGACATACTTATTGACGATAGAGTTACTAATTGCCAACAATGGCGCGAGGTGGGTGGCATAGCACATGAATACACTACTTGGCAAAACTGCAAACCC